AGCCAGGACAAACGAAACAGTAATTATATTATCGCAGAGCTGGTTATTCCGCCGGAGGTGGGCGGTTTCTGGATGCGAGAGCTTGGCCTGTACGATGATGCGGGAACGTTAATTGCCGTGGCGAACATGGCCGAAAGTTATAAGCCAGCCCTTGCCGAAGGCTCAGGGCGTTCGCAGACCTGCCGCATGGTCATCATCGTCAGCAGTGTGGCCTCAGTGGAGCTGACCATTGACACCACAACGGTGATGGCAACGCAGGATTACGTTGATGACAAAATTGCAGAACATGAACAGTCACGACGTCACCCTGACGCCTCGCTGACCGCAAAAGGTTTTACTCAGTTAAGCAGTGCGACCAACAGCACGTCTGAAACACTGGCCGCAACGCCGAAAGCGGTAAAGGCAGCATATGACCTTGCTAACGGGAAATACACTGCACAGGACGCCACCACAACGCGAAAAGGCCTTGTCCAGCTCAGTAGCGCCACCAACAGCGATTCTGAAACGCTTGCAGCAACTCCAAAGGCGGTTAAGACAGCGTATGACCTTGCTAACGGGAAATACACTGCGCAGGATGCCACCACGGCGCGGAAAGGCCTTGTCCAGCTCAGTAGCGCCACCAACAGTGATTCGGAAACGCTGGCCGCAACACCAAAAGCGGTGAAGTCTGCCTATGACAATGCTGAAAAACGTCTTCAGAAAGATCAGAACGGTGCGGATATTCCGGGAAAGGATACCTTCACGAAAAATATCGGTGCCTGTCGTGCTTATAGCGGCGCTTTGAGCACTGAAGCCGGAAACTGGACAACCGCTCAGTTTATTGAATGGCTGGATTCCCGTGGTGCATTTAATCATCCGTACTGGATGTGCAAATGTTCATGGTCATACGGCAATAATAAAATTATTACCGATACTGGCTGTGGAACTATTCATCTTGCAGGTTGCGTTATTGAGGTTATGGGTAATAAAGGTGCCATGACCATCCGTGTAACAACACCAAGCACTTCTACCGGAGGCGGCACCACTAACGCTCAATTCACTTATATTAATCATGGTGATGCTTATGCCCCCGGCTGGCGACGAGACTACAACACGAAAAACCAGCAGCCTGCATTTGCTTTAGGGCAAACAGGAAGCAGGGTTGCAAATGATAAAGCTGTTGGCTGGAACTGGAATAGCGGTGTTTATGATGCAGATATCAGCGGTGCATCGACATTAATCCTCCACTTCAATATGAATGCGGGGAGTTGCCCTGCCGTACAGTTCCGTGTGAATTATAAGAACGGCGGTATTTTTTATCGTTCAGCACGTGATGGTTATGGATTTGAGGCTGACTGGTCAGAGTTTTACACCACAACCCGCAAACCCTCTGCGGGAGATGTTGGTGCATATACCAAAGCTGAATCGGATTCTCGCTATGTACGAGATATTCGCCTGGGCACACGTATTGTTCAGACTATGCAAAAAGGTGTGATGTATGAAAAATCAGGCCATGTAATTACAGGGCTTGGTATTGTCGGTGAAGTCGATGGTGATGACCCCGCAGTATTCAGACCAATACAAAAATACATCAATGGCACATGGTATAACGTCGCACAGGTGTAATTTATGCAGCATTTAAAAAATATTACTGCGGGTAATCCCAAAACTGTTGCTCAATATCAACTGACAAAAAATTTTGATGTTATCTGGTTATGGTCTGAAGACGGAAAAAACTGGTATGAGGAAGTAAGTAATTTTCAGGAAGACACGATAAAGATTGTTTACGACGAGAATAATATAATTGTCGGCATCACCAGAGATGCTTCAACGCTTAACCCTGAAGGTTTTAGCGTTGTCGAGGTTCCTGATATTACCGCCAACCGACGTGCTGATGACTCAGGTAAATGGATGTTTAAGGATGGTGCCGTGATTAAGCGGATTTATACGGCAGACGAACAGCATCAACTGGCAGAATCACAAAAGGCAACTTTACTTTCCGAAGCTGAATCCGTGATTTTGCTGCTGGAGCGCGCGGTCAGACTGAACATGGCAACAGATGAGGAGCGCAGCCGACTGGAAGCATGGGAACGCTACAGCGTTCTGGTCAGTCGTGTGGATCCTGCAAATCCTGAATGGCCGGAAATGCCGCAATAAGTTGTATGAGCTCTGGTGTGAGCTTACATATCTATGGCACAGAGTAAAGCCTAATCTGACAGTCCGCTCTGTGCCACGAGCGGAAGCTGTCAAGATCATGCTAGATAGCGGGAGGGGCAAGCAATAGCAGATATGCGAACATGGTGATATATAAGATAAATAGCCTATCAATAATAAAATCCCTGATAGGCTGTGATGAATAATTAATTCAGTCATTGAACCATATACTGCGGTTTTTTAGTTCTTTATTTTTGCCATTTTTTTATAATGTGCAGAATAACCTGTGTGCTCAAACACTAATCTAAGCCCTTCTTTGAAATCATTATAGTTAAATTCCTTGAAGTCAAAAATGTTCTGTCCTAATGAGTGTGACTCTCTGTTTATGTAGCGAATAAAGGATTGAAATCGTGGTTTTTTTAACTCTGGTTTTTGAGTGACATTGCTTAAATCTGCTTTTTGTACAAAATTGAAAAAGTATTCAATTATATTTCTCATGCAGTTAGCAATTAAGGCAGGAGGCTGTTTGTCATCATTGATTACTGACCAATAAGACTGGTAGTCATTTTGTATTTCATCGTATTTCATTAAGATAATTGAACTGCCGTTGGAGTTTTTAGAAAGCCTAAATAAATTTTGATTTTCTTTTCTTCTTTCATGGTTTGCATCAGCGAGTTCATAGAAAAAATATAAGCTGTGAGATAAAACAAATATCTGCTCTATTTCATTAGAGTTAAAGAAATCATTTTTTATTAGTTGGCCTATATTGTAGACAAAAATATGTGATAAGCTTGATACAGGATCATCGATTATAGCTATTTTTTTGGTTTTACCCTCGGTGGCGACTCTTTTACCTCTGAATAGTTCTCTAAAATACAAAAGGCTGATAATCATTTTTTCGCCTTCACTTAATGATGAGAATACTTTAGAATTAGAGTCATTACGTACTATGCGATAAAGAGTATCCTCATATTTTGCGATGTGAAAATCTGTGATTCCGATGTCATTTAAACCTTGGTTTATGTTGAATACGGCATCATCTATATTTACTGTTGATTTCTGATATTCAATCCGTTCTGCATCTTTAGTCTTTATTTTTGCTTCTTTTTCATCTTTGGCGGTGTTTTTTCTGATTGTTATAATGTTTGCACTTTCTTTTATTTCGTTGAAATTTAAAATTGTTTGATCATACTCATACCTTAAGAGCTGCCAGAAAGAAATTTTTATTTTTTCTAGCTCGTGTTTTGCATTGTCTATTTTTGAGTTATGTGTGGTTATTTCATTGTTCACTAATTTCACTAATGAATTGAAGTTATCAACAGAGTTGGATATATCATTCAGCGTTACTGGGGTACTGGGGTTTGTTACCTTCTGCTTTATTAGTTCCAAGTTGCTCTCTGTATCTTTTCTTAACAGGGCGTAACAGTCGCTTAATTGAACTATATAATTTGAAGATAGTTTGCATTCTTTATAAGTATCCAGTGAAGGAATACTGTCAATCAATGAGTTATATTTGGTCTGAATGGATTTTATTTTTTTTACACTATCTTGATACGTTTCATCGAAATAGTTGCGAATATGCTGAACCAAGTTTTCAGTTATAATTTGAGATTGACAAAATGGACACTGAGAATCTCCTGTTTGTTCTAAGTATTTTAGTCCTTCATTTACCCAATCAGAGTTCTGAAGCTTACTTATAAGATATGAAACGGGACTATCTGTACTTCCCACAATTATATTCTGAAGTAATTCCACTTCATCGAGTGATAATACGATGGTGTGAATCTCCTCTAGCATGCTGTATTTTATTGCTGTTTCGCCATCAATCGCACTTGCTTCTTCTTTTAAGTCAGAGATGTTTTTTGATGGCTTAGAATTAGGTAAAGGAATGGAGCAAAGATGGTTGAATAATGATTCTTTACTTCCCATTTTTCCTAATAAACAAAATTCAAGGACCCTGTCACCACCTGAATAGTTGGTTTTTATTTCCCATGTTTTATTTTGAGCTTTGTTTTTTGCATCAGAAACAGAGGTGTTTTGTGCTGTTATTTCTTTTTCAATTTCACGTTTTTCATCAGATAGTTTTATTATTTCTAATGTGAGGCTCTCAACCTTTTCTTTTGCTTCTTTATTTTCCTTGGACAAGCTAAATATTCCATTTAAAGAATCCTTTGCATAAAAGTTATCCTGAATGAATTTCTGATTGTAGACAAGGATTTCATCATACTCACCTGAGTGGGAACAATTCTCATATTTTTTATTATCTATGTCATAGAAATAATTGGAGAAGGTGCTTTTACCTGTTCCATTTAAACCATAAATAATATTTACTTTTTTATCAGTATTTAACTCTGATTTTGACTTATAACTTGCAACTTTATTTATAACTATATTGTTTATCATGATTTGCCATTTAGATGTTCGTGAATAAAGATTGATAAAGTATCTCTTATGAGGGCTCTAAGCAAGTAAAAGAGTGATATTTTGCGACATAGATACAAAAGATATTACCTCGCTGCTGCGGGGGGTTATCTTCATTGCAAGGCTTGGGTGTCAGTTAATTTAAGTGGTGGTTTTGATTATCTTTATATTTTCATGATTAACTAATCACTGTAAAAATTATTTTGTATTTTAGTTGGTCTTTTTTGATTCTAAAATTAATAGTGTGCAGGATAAGCGTAAACTAATTTATTCACCGAAACGGTTGGCGGTTCTGTTCGTATTTTTTTCATTCTTGTAGACCCCGCTTCATTCAACAGTACGTTCAGTAGGTGAGCCTTTATACCACAAGTTTTTTAACTGCCCATAAAAATATTAAAAGTGCGCCTACGAAGTTGCAAGGCCTGCTCCTCGCTCAAGCAGGCTGTCAGATTTGATAGCGTTTTGGCTATGTAAACTGTCAGTCGGAAAATGAGTGAGTACAAATCAGGACAGGCAATCTGATTGCCCGCCTTTTCTTTATCTGTTGTTTCATCCACTGACCAGTCAGGTCAAATAGCGTCTCATGCACTGCCCAACAGAAAATAGTTGCACCCATTAACCACGGAGTTAAACGGATGAGTGACTATCATCATGGCGTGCAGGTGCTGGAGATTAACGACGGCACCCGCGTCATTTCCACCGTATCCACTGCCATTGTCGGCATGGTCTGCACGGCCAGCGATGCGGATGCGGAAACCTTCCCCCTCAATAAACCGGTGCTGATTACCAATGTGCAAAGCGCAATTGCAAAGGCCGGTAAAAAAGGCACGCTGGCGGCATCGTTGCAGGCCATCGCTGACCAGTCAAAACCGGT